ATAGCCTGCGACATCAAAGTATCCAATGGTAGTCAGTCGTATGCTATCATTAAGAACGCGCAAGCAATGGGGTTTAATGGTATAGGTGTAGCAAAAACCTTTATCCACGTAGACACTAGAGATACTACCCCCGTAGTCTGGTGCTACTAGAACGTATATAGGTGTTATATGCCACTAAAGAAGTTACAGCTAAAGGCCGGAGTAAACCGCGAGAATACTAGGTACACCAGTGAAGGTGGATGGTATGAGTGCGATAAAGTACGGTTTCGTCAAGGTACGCCGGAAAAGATAGGTGGGTGGCAGCGTATATCTACGTCTATATTCGACGGAGTATGCCGTTCTTTATGGAACTGGGTAACTCTGAGCGGCCAAAACCTTGTGGGGGTAGGTACGAACCTAAAGTTCTATATTGAACAAGGCGGGCTGTACTACAATGTAACTCCAACACGCGCTACTAATACGCTGACTAACCCGTTTACCACCGTATCTGGTTCGGCTACTGTGACTGTTACAGATGCAGTGGGGGGTTATACTCTTGGGGACTTTGTTACGTTTAGTAACGCTTCCGCAGTTGGCGGGTTGACCCTCAATGGCGAGTTCCAAATCCAAACAGTGGCTTCTGGTTCATACACCATAACAGCTTCTAGTACAGCTTCTAGCGCGGCTACGGGTGGGGGTACTGTAACTGCTGTTTACCAGATAAATGTCGGCCCTGCGCAAGCCACGCCTCTAGTAGGTTGGGGAGCGAATACGTGGGGGTCTGGAGCGTGGAGTACAGGTTCAGCTTCTACAGAGTCCATACGGATATGGAGTCAGGCTAACTTTGGAGAAGACTTATTGTTCTCGCACGACGATAGCCCCATATATTTTTGGGACGCTAGTGGCGGAGTAAGTGGTGTGGGTGTAGAGTTATCTACCCTATCGGGTGCGTCTAATGTACCCACTACGCAAAAGTTTATTTTAGTGTCTGATATAAACAGGTTTGTATTTTGTTTTGGCGCTAACACCTTGGGCAGTGCTACCCAGAACCCTATGCTTATCCGGTGGTCAGATCAAGAAGATGCTACTAACTGGACTCCCGGCGCAACAAACCAAGCAGGCGATCTCGTACTGTCTAATGGCTCAAGAATCGTGGCCGCCAAACAAGCACGTCAGGAAGTACTAGTGTGGACTGACTCAGCCTTGTATGCACTACAGTACGTGGGCGCTCCAGTGGTATGGACTGCGCAGTTGGTAGGAGAGAACATATCTACCGCTTCTCAAAACGCTGTGGCATACGCCAATGGCGTAGCATACTGGATGGGCAAAGACAAATTCTACATGTATGATGGCCGTACTAAACCCCTAAAGTGCGACCTACGTAAGTTTGTGTTTAACGACTTTAACGAAGAACAGTACGACTCCGTGTTCGCGGGGACTAATGAATCGTACCACGAAATATGGTGGTTCTACTGTTCAAGTGATTCTCTGGTTGCTGACAGGTATGTAGTGTATAACTACCTAGAACAAGTATGGTACTACGGCACCATGACGCGCAGTGCGTGGCTTGACTCTGGACTGCGTACCAACCCTCTAGCAGCTACGTACACCTACAACTTAGTAAATCAAGAGCAGGGCGTAGACGACAATGAGACAGGTGTTACAGCAGCTATTCCTGCCTATATTACCTCCGCGCAGTTTGACTTAGACGATGGGCATAAGTTCGCGTTTATATGGCGTCTAATACCTGACATACGGTTTGATGACTCCGAAGCAGGGTCTCCCAGTGCTACTATGACATTGCTCCCGTTAACAGATTCTGGTGCAGGGTATAACAACCCCACGTCCGTAGGAGGGTCTAACAGCGGCTCAATAACGCGCACCGCAGTGCTACCTGTAGAGCAGTTTACAGATCAACTTTATACTAGAGTGCGTGGACGGCAGCTATCAATCAAGGTAGAATCTAGCGATATTGGAGTTACTTGGCAATTAGGTTCTCCCCGTATAGATATGCGACCTGATGGCAGACGATAATGGCTGTAGACAATACTAGGTATGACGTACCGTTTCGTGCTCCGGCGCTACCGTATCCTCCGCAGGTATACGACCAAGAGTCGTTTGAAGAGTTTAACAAAGTACTGCGTATTTACTTTAACCAGCTAGATAACGCACTGAGAAACGCTATGGCAGTTCAAGAACCCTACGAGCTACAAGTATCAAAAGGTCAGGTAGCTGGGGCTAGTACCGTATACAAGTTTGGGTTTAATCCTGACATAAATGGCACTGAAGAGACTGTGTGGGGTACTGGCGGTAACTACCCTTACCTTACATCTGCTTCCACTGTGTACATAAGTAGTTCTAGCACTGCCGATTCTAACGGGGGTACGGGAGCTAATACTGTAACTGTGGAAGGTGTGGACGGCAGCTACAACGCCAAGAGCGTAACTGTTAATATGAACGGCCAGACTCAGGTGCAGGTAAGCGATGCTAGCTCGTGGTTACGTGTTAACAGGATATTTGTAGCTACCTCTGGTAGTGGTGGCACGGCTGCGGGAGACATATACGTAGCTAACAGCGGAGTAAGTTCTGGAGTACCTACAGGAGTTACGTATGCACACGTCATACAGGGAGATAACCAGTCTCAGATCGCTGCTTATACAGTCCCTGCCGGATACTCTCTGTACCTAGACGACGTTACGTTTACCTCTGCAATATCTCTAGCAAACAAACACGTTACTGCAAGTTTCGTTACACGAGACTTCGGTTCTAATACGTTCCGCACGCGCATAGTACAGACCATGCAGAGTTCCTTGCTAGTGCTACCACTCACGTACCCGTTCAAGGTAGAAGAAAAGACGGATATAGAGTGCCGAGCGTTTTCCGATACCACCAACGTAGAAGTGGGGGCGTCTTTTCAAGGCATCCTCATAAAGAACTAAGAACGTACAGAGATAACGATAATGGCTACTGCATTTAGACCCGGTAGGGGAGGTAAAAGAAGTAGAATTAAAAAAAGACAAGAAGCAACTGCTGCTGCTGAAGCGGCTTTAGCTAGCGGTTCTGTAGTTCTTCCTGAAGTTAGTGTAGAAGAGTGGTTAGTTCCTCCATCTGTTGATAATCCTGTAAACTGGAGAGAAGTAAAATACAACCCAGATAAAAGTGATCGTTATTCTGATTATGGAACAGTTCTGTACCAAGAGCGTGCTGTTACTCCTGAAGAAGCTGCTTTACAACGTATAGCAAATGCAGAGCAAAGAGCCGCTAATCGAGAAGCCTTTGCTAACGCTACTGAAAAAGAAAAAGCACTAAGAGCGCAGAACAATGAGCTAGAAAAGTATGGCGTTAGTTCTGCTGACTTTGGTAATAAAGTCTTAACAGATCAAGAAATGTTTTCATTAACTTCTAGGCTTGATAGAGAGGTTACAAATACCCAAACAAATAATCTTGTTGAGTTAGCTAAAGACAGTCCAGAAAAGTTTACAGAAGAATACGGAAACCTCGTAAAATCTAGTCAGTTAAAGTTTTTAAATAAACTCTATAATCAAAACACATTAAGCAAAGATGACTACCTAAACTCTGCTGCTCAGACATTAATGGCGGCAGACGGGTTTGATAGGAACGTCTATACTATACAAAACGGTCAGTTATACACAGCTCCTTCTCACATGGCTGACAGTGCTTTTGCTTACAAAAAAGTAATATTGTTTAATGACCAAGTAACAGGACATAACGAATACAATACGTTTGATTATTTAATAGGGCAAGACCAATCAGCAGGGCGTGACCTTACAGGCAGCAAACTAAGTGGGTTTTTAAACAGTCTTCCTATTAAAGCTGCTGCTTCTTCTTTAGGGTTTGCGGGGGTCGCGGGTTTAACAGCTTTACGAGCTGCTACAGGTGAAACACTACATGCAGAAGATTGGACTGCTTTAGTTTTATCTGGTTTATCAGAAGTTGCTAACACCACAGGAACTACTGCTGCTGAAGCAGAGGCCACAGCTAGAGCAGCAGTAGACGAAGCAATAACTAACGGCACAGTAACTACGGCTACTGAAGCACAGGCTCTTTATGAAAGCACATTAGCTTCTATAGATGTTTCAGGAACATTTATGGGAGTAGACTTAACAGATTTTGCTACAGACGCAGATGTAGTTACTTCTGCTGGGCAAGACATAGCAGACGCTATTAGTTCTTTAGAAGCCGCTGCTGAAGGTGAAGGTGATGGTGTTGTTTTAAATCTGCTTGAAGATACAGTAGATAGTCCTGAAGACGCTGTCTCAGACACAACAGGACTTGATGTTGTAAACGAAATTGTAGATATTATTTTAACTGACGATGAAGAAGAAGTTGTAGAACAAGAAGCAGAAGCAGAAGCAGCCGCCGAAGCAGCAATAATAGCCGCTCTGGAAGAAGAAATAAGGCAGGATATACTAGCTGCTGAAGAAGCAGCAGCACAAGCAGAAGCAGAAAGAATAGCTGCTGAAGCAGCAGCACAAGCAGAAGCAGAAAGAATAGCTGCTGAAGAAGCAGCACAAGCAGAAGCAGAAGCAGCAGCACAAGCAGAAGCAGAAAGAATAGCTGCTGAAGAAGCAGCACAAGCAGAAGCAGAAAGAATAGCTGCTGAAGAAGCAGCACAAGCAGAAGCAGAAAGAATAGCTGCTGAAGAAGCGGCACAAGCAGAAGCAGAAGCAGCAGCACAAGCAGAAGCAGAAAGAATAGCTGCTGAAGAAGCAGCACAAGCAGAAGCAGAAGCAGCAGCACAAGCAGAAGCAGAAAGAATAGCTGCTGAAGCAGCAGCACAAGCAGAAGCAGAAAGAATAGCTGCTGAAGAAGCAGCACAAGCAGAAGCAGAAAGAATAGCTGCTGAAGAAGCGGCACAAGCAGAAGCAGAAAGAATAGCTGCTGAAGAAGCGGCACAAGCAGAAGCAGAAAGAATAGCTGCTGAAGAAGCGGCACAAGCAGAAGCAGAAGCAGCAGCACAAGCAGAAGCAGAAAGAATAGCTGCTGAAGAAGCAGCACAAGCAGAAGCAGAAAGAATAGCTGCTGAAGAAGCAGCACAAGCAGAAGCAGAAGCACAAGCAGAAGCAGAAAGAATAGCTGCTGAAGAAGCGGCACAAGCAGAAGCAGAAGCAGAAGCAGAAAGAATAGCTGCTGAAGAAGAAGTAGACACTCCAGTTATAGACCCAGAGACGGGCGAAGAAGTTATAGCTACACAGCCGGATCAAGTGGAAACTGAGCAAGAACCGCCTGATGCTCCTGAAGACGAACAAGAGCCTATAGAAGTTGATCCCTTTGAGCCTGATATAGATCAGCCTGAACTTGAAGAGCCTACTGAAGCAGAAGCAGAAGCAGAAGCAGCAGCCCAAGCAGAAGCAGCAGCACAAGCAGAAGCAGAAGCAGAAGCAGCAGCCCAAGCAGAAGCAGCAGCTCAAGCAGAAGCAGAAGCAGAAGCAGAAGCCCTAGCAGAAGCAGAAGCAGAAGCAGAAGCAGCAGCCCAAGCAGAAGCAGCAGCTCAAGCAGAAGCAGAAGCAGAAGCAGAAGCCCTAGCAGAAGCAGAAGCAGCTCAAGCACAAGAAACAGTAGATCTTAACGAGGTTGATGGTACTGCGGTAGAAGAAGACGAAGTAAACAAAGACCGTGAAGATGGCTTAGGACGTTACGAAGATAATCCTGAATTTGATCCTGATTCTATGGATAGTTTTGTAGAGAGACAAATTTATGAAGCTATTCTATACGAGAGAGACCCTGTTCTTAGGGAGCGTTTAGAGCAATACTACGAAAGAATGGGTGGAAATCACTTGGATGAAGTGTTAGCCGGTGTCCCTGCCGAAGAGGTGTATGCAGACTACCCCCCAGAACGAATATTCGTAGAAGGAGACTTTGACGCAATAGAGGGCGAAGATGAGTTTAACCAGAGGTTCCCTGACGGATTTCTTGGTGGTTCTTTTAATGAAGTAGATATGAATAACGATGGGACGGTAAGTACTCAAGAAATGTATGACTGGGAGCATGCCTCTGTTCCCGCTGATGATTCTGATGATCCCCTAGAACCTGATTTCGATCTGGTAGATGTACTTGACGGCATAGAGGAGGAGGATGACACTCTAGAGCCTGTAGAAGTTGAAGAACCTGTAGAAGTTGAAGAACCTGTAGAAGTTGAAGAACCTGTAGAAGTTGAAGAACCTGTAGAAGTTGAAGAGCCTGTAGAGGTAGAAGAGCCTGTAGAAGTTGAAGAGCCTGTAGAGGTAGAAGAGCCTGTAGAAGTTGAAGAGCCTGTAGAAGTTGAAGAGCCTGTAGAAGTTGAAGAGCCTGTAGAGGTAGAAGAGCCTGTAGAGGTAGAAGAACCTGTAGAAGTTGAAGAACCTGTAGAAGTTGAAGAGCCTGTAGAGGTAGAAGAACCTGTAGAAGTTGAAGAACCTGTTACTGGTGATACTGGCGATACTGGTGATACTGGCGATACTGGTGATACTGGTGATACTGGCGATACTGGTGATACTGGTGATACTGGTGATA